TCTCTCTAATGTCACCGGGCATGAAGGTCAAGGTGATTTCTTCTCCAAGTTCGGATTAGAGATCAGGGACACAGATACGTTCGTCCTTTCGCGTAGGTCTTTTCTCAATACACTACCAGGTTCTATAAGAATGAGGCCTCAAGAAGGAGATTTGGTATATGTTCCTGTTCTTCATAAGATGTATGAGATTAAGTTTGTTGAGCAGGAATTAATGTTTCACTCCATTGGTAAAAGATTACCATTCGTTTATGAGATGAGATGTGAGGCATTCCGTGGTGCACAAGAACCAATTAATACCGGTGTTGAAGAAATCGATCAAGTTGGTATTGATAATAACTATAGCATGGCACTAAATCTTTCTCAAATCACACCTGGTAAACTTGATTACCTTGTTGGTGAAAATGTTTATCAATCATCAAATGGTAATTGGAATGGTGCATATGCAAAGGCCACTATCAAAGAATGGTTTGCGTCCAATAATACCGTTTTAGTTTATAACATTATTGGTGAGTTTGAAACTAGTGCCAACTTGATTGGTAATACAAGCCAAGCAATATACAACTTGGTTGGATATGATAATAAAGAAAATCATACATTCTATGAGATGTTTGATAATAAACAAGTAAATACGGATGCAGGTGTTATACTAGACCTATCCGAAACTAACCCATTTGGAACACCATAATGTTAGGTAATAGTCCATTTTATCATCAACTAACACGTAAAGCAGTTGTTCTTTTTGGACGGTTGTTTGATGATATAACATTGGTTAGAAAGAACGACCAGACAGGCGAAGAAACAAACCGTTTTCTGGTCCCTATCATTTACTCTCCAAAAGAGAAGATGGTCACACGTATTTTTTCAGATCCAGATTTGCTTCGTCAGGTTCAAGTTATTCTTCCAAGAATGAGTTTTGAGATCACCGGTATTACCTATGATGCTACCAGAAAGCAGAACTCACTTTTAAAAGCGGCTAGGTCTAATACAACTACACACGTTACAGCATCTTATATGGGTGTTCCATATGATATAAATTTTCAATTAAATATATATGCAAGAAACATTGATGATGGTACACAGATAGTAGAGCAGATTTTACCTTTCTTTAATCCGGATTTTACGGTATCTACTAATATGATACCAGACCTTGGTGCATTGAAAGATGTGCCTATTATACTAAATAACGTTTCTAATGATATTCAGTATGAGGGAGATTTTGATTCCGTTCGTTATGTGAACTGGACTTTAAACTTCACCATGAAGATGTATTACTACGGTCCTATTTCTTATCCAAAGATCATTCGTACCGTTTATACAAATATTTACAACGATCCAAGTTTGCAAACTGGATATATCACAAGGATAAATACATCAAACGCAAATGGTGTATTCAAGATAAACGATTTTGTATTTCAAGGTAACAGTTATCATACCGCTACGGCGACAGGTATTGTTGTAAGTTATAATAGCACATTAAATCAGTTGGTATTAGGTGCTACACAAGGATCATTTAAGGTTAATACTGCTATTCACTCGGTTTCTACTAATGGTGTATGTACCTTAGAGTCATTCTATGTAAAACCTTTGAAATTAGCAGAAATTGTTATTACACCTAATCCAATTGATGCACAACCAACTGATGATTATGGATATACTATAAAAATTACGGAATGGCCCGAAACAGAAACATAAATAGATAAACAAACATCGGAAAAGGCACAATGACACAGCAATATATTAACATTGGTACAGTAGCAAATGATGGTACCGGCGATGTAATGAGAGATGCTTTCACTAAAGTTGATAATAACTTTAGTGAACTTTATTCAACAAGTGCAAACTTAACTTCTAATATTTCAGACCTTTCTAACAATGTTAATACCTATGTTAATACTCTTTATATACAAGTAGGTCAATCAAATGATCTATCAAATACCGCAATTTTGGATGCCGGTTATGCCGCAAATACTGCCAATGCTACGAAAGCAATTGCCAATACCGTAAATTCTACATGGAATCTTGCTAATTCGGCATATGACTATGCTAATGGCACCGTAGTTAGAACAAACTCCATTTATGCTCTTACTAATGCTTCATTTAATGTTGCTAATGCTGCCTTCGCCTTTGCAAACTCATTACCTTTGGGTGGTGCTATAATCAATGCTGCGGCCGCTTTTGATCAAGCAAATTTAGCATTTCAATTGGCCGGAGAAGCATTTGATCTTGCTAACGTAGATTATAATTTGGCCATCAGCGGAATTGCAAATGCTGCTTCTGCTTATAATTTTGCTAATGGTGTTTCGGCAAATACCACTTCCGCATATCGTGTAGTAAATTCTTCTTACACCGTTGCAAATTCTGCATATAATACAACAAATGCCGTTTATTATTTGGCAAATGCATCTTTTGATAAAACAAATGCTGCCTTCTCTACCGCCAATACAAAAGTCAATACTGTTAACGGAATTTGCACAGGCACCTTTACCGTTCAAGGTTCATTATCTGTCCAAGGTTCTTCATCGTTTGCTGGTTATCATACTATTGATAGTAGTGGAGCTATTTTCAGAACAAGTGGTGCCGGTTATGGTATAAGAATTTATGCTCCAAATGGAAGCGGATCAGGTATCCTACAATTTACCGATTCATTCCAATCGGTACAATGGGGAACAATATATGCAAGTAATACCGAACTTGGTGTTGTTTCAAGTATAAATGTTCCTGTTCGTGTTAAAGTAAATGGATCTACAGTAGGTTCATTTAGTAGTTCTGGTATGACCATCACAGGTCAAATTTGGGCCACTGATAACATTACTGCTTATTATTCTTCTGATATAAAACTAAAAGAAAATATTGTTATTATTGATAATGCCCTTGATAAAGTAAAACAGATACGTGGTGTTTTTTATGATTGGTCGGATGATTACATCAAATCACACGGTGGTGAAGATGGTTATTTTGTAAGAAAACACGATGTTGGTGTTATCGCACAAGAAGTGGAAAAAGTCTTACCAGAAATTGTTGCTGATAGAAAAGATGGCACAAAAGCAGTAAGATATGAAAAAATAATTCCTTTACTAGTTGAGGCTATCAAAGAACTTTCTGATGAAGTTGAAAGATTGAAGAATGCCTCTTCAAAGTAATGGATCTATATCTTTTTCGGATGTATCACAATTTATATCAGGTTCTAATAATCAAATTAGTTTGAATGATTTGCTAGTTAGATTACTTTTAAATGATCGTTCTGGCCCAGTTTCTATGTTTGATGCTTATAGCAAACCTGCTCCAGGTTCAGCATCATATACAAGACCAGGCACATATTCATTTCTCGTTTATCCTTATTCAACCATCTCTGTTGAGGTATTAGGTGCCGGTGGTGGTGGCGGCGGTGGAGACAATCATAATATATATGGTATTGGTAACTGCGGTTATGATGGTGGTAATGGAGGTTTAAGTCAATTTCAAGATATGATCGCTTATGGTGGTGGTTATGGTGGTGGTAATTGTAGCGGCCATCCAGGTACTAATAGTGGAGGTACAGGAGGAACCGTGACAGTAGGCGGTGGATCGGCCGGTGGCCATGGAGGATGGCCTCAACAAGGTTCAGGTAACGGTTATAATGGTGGGTACGGTGGTAAAACTGTAAAGTCCTGGACTTGGACTGATTATGATTCAGATCGCCCTATATGGGGAACCTACATTACTGTTATTGTCGGTGCAGGCGGCGCAGCTGCGCCTCAAAATGCCGGTTATGGTATTGATGGTGTTGTAAATATTTCTTGGTCATAGGAAATAATAATGGAAGATTCAGAAGAACTATATATCAAAATAGAAAATGGTAAACCGGTAGGACATCCTATTACAGGATGGAATCTTCGTAATGCTTATCCAAATCTTGAACCAGAAAAATTACCACCAGGATTTGAAAGATTTACTCGCGTAGATGTTCCTCAATTAAGTATATTTGAAAAACATATTGGTACTGAGTATATAAAATCAAATTATGGGTGGACCGATAATCATATTGTTGAAAAAAATGATCCAGTGATTTCAGATATTGAATCATTAATAGAAGATGTGAATTATCCTGAAATGCCAAATGATGGTCAACAATATTTCTGGTCAATTAGTGCAGGAAAATGGATTAATCAAAAAGTTTTTGATCAGGTATTTTTAGAGTTTTTGAAAAAGAATAAAATAAAATATGAAAATATTGAATTCAAAACATTAGAAGAAATGCATAAGTTATCCGATGAACAAAAAAGAAAATTTGGAGAACTTATTGAAGAGTATAACAAAATTGTTAATGAAGTTTGATCCACAATCTAATGAATGGTTATTAAATAAACATCAAATATACAAAGAACTCAGAAATGCAGAAAAAGCATATTGGAGTGAAAAATATAATCTATATGTTATGACCAGGTATGATGATGTTTATTATATCCTCAGTAACCCGAATACATTCTCTTCAGCAAAAGGCAATCTACCTATAGAAGATACTTACAGGTTTGGAAACACATTAGGTGCTAGTGATAATCCTATTCACAACGAATATAAGAACATTGTTAAAAATGCCTATAGTAAAGATAATATAAAAAGAATAGCAGACGTTTTTCGTGAAAAGGCTATAGAGCATTTTGAAAACAAGACAGAAATAAACATATCGGAAATCACCGAAGACTTAGCAGCGTGGGCCGGTGCCGAGACTTTAAACTTTCCTCTTTATAAAACATATATTAAAGATATGATTATTGAGTCTCAGAAGTATAATCCTTTTTCAGTATCAAAAAAGCACATTGAAAACTTTGATGACCGATATGATAGTCTATTGAAACATTATAAAAGATTGGTCAAAACAACTCAAATGAAAATACCACCTACAGGTCCTGGTATATACAAAGAATATATTAAAAATGCTCCAAAGTGGCCAGATGATAGAGATGATAGTTCTTTGTATCTTGGAGGTCCTATGATTTCCGGAACTGGTTCTCTTATTGCGGCACTACAGTTTTTAACACTGGACTTGTATAGAGAGAATCAACTAGATATAATACTGAATGATAGGTCTCTAATACCTTTAGCAGTAAATGAATCTTTGAGATTTAATGCATCTACAGGTAGGTTTTCCAGAACCGTCACTAAAGAAATCACTATGCATAGTATTGATTTAAAACCTGGAGATAGGGTTGCTGCCTGTATGGACTCGGCAAATAGAGACTCTAATAAGTTTCCTAATCCAGATAAGTTTGATATACATAGAGACACCTCAGGTCATCTTGCATTTGGACATGGAATACATACTTGCATTGCTCTTGCTATATCAAGAGAACTACTTTCTGTTTATTTGGAAATCTTATTAGATAAGATTGGTAAGTATGAAATAACAACCAAAAATTCTGATTTAATATATAAAGTGTCTGGTTCCGGCACCGGAGACATCATCTCAAATATTATACTAAATAAGACAAACGTTTAATAAATAGGTTTATTATGGGACTTGAGAAAAATTTGTCAGATGCCTTAGGTATTGATCACGAAACTCCTCCTGCACCTAAGCAGGAGGTAATACCTTATGAACCACCACAATCACATTCGGATGCCGAAGAAGAC